AAATAGAACAAAAAGTAGCACAACAAGGAGAAATTAATGGGAAGTGAAATGTATGCCATAAGAGATTTATTACTCTCTTGCCCACCTGTATATACATTACCTGGTACATGGACTAAATGTAATGCACTCATACCACATTACAATGCAGATCCTAATATGACATTAGGAATATCAATAGCAGTTATCACTGTGTTGTTTATATTTTATGGAGTTTACAAAGCATTCTTTGATAATAAAGAACTAGCAGATCCTTGGGATGATCACGACGACTAATGAAGATAGCACTTATAACAGATCAGCATTTAGATGGACGTAAGGGTTCTCTTCCGTTCTGGAATTACTGGCAGAAATTTTATGATGAAATATTTTTCCCTACTCTTGAACGAGAAGGTATCACCACAGTCTTTGATCTTGGCGACACATTTGATAATAGAAAGTCTGTGGATTTTAATACTCTTAATCGTATTAAAACAAATTACTTTGACAGACTTGAGAAGTATGATGTACACATGATTCTTGGAAATCATACTACGTATTATAAAAATACTAGTAAGATTAATTCACCAGAACTTCTTTTAGAAACCTATAACAACATTTCCATATACAAGGATGTACAAGAACTTGAGATAGGTGGTAAAAAATTTTTGATGCTACCTTGGATTAACTCTGATAATAAAGAGATGTCATTACAAACAGTAGCAGATTCAAATGCTAATATAGTCTGTGGTCATCTAGAAATAAATGGATTTGAAGTTACACCAGGTATGAGATTTGATCATGGTGGTTTAGATATGTCTGTGTTTAAAGATTATGATCGTGTTTGGTCTGGTCATTTTCATCATAGATCAAAGGTAGGAAATATCCAATACTTAGGTAATCCTTATCAAATGTTTTGGAATGATTATAAAGATCAAAGAGGATTTCACATCTATGATACTGAAACAGATAGACTTAGATTTATTAAGAATCCATTTGAGATATTTCAAAAGGTTTACTATAACGACTTAGACAACGATTACTCAAACTTTGATGTAGATTCATTTAAAGATAATTTTGTTAAAATTATTGTTGAAGAGAAACGTAGCTATACTCAGTTTGAAGATTTTGTTGACAAACTTTACCGCACAGGAGTTCATGATGTTAAGATCGTTGAAACATTGGTTGACATAGATGCGGTTGATGATGTAGACTTGGATATAAAGGATACTCTCACATTATTAAGTGAGTACATAGATGAGATTGATTTGTCTGTAGATAAAACCGATCTTAAAAAATTAATGCAATCTCTATACATAGAATCATGCGAGGTAGTATAATCTATGTTTATCATCACTCTCAAAGGACATCCACAGGGAATATATTCTGTGTTTGATTCAAAGGATCAACGTATAGTTCCCCTATTTGTAGAGGAAGATGACGCAGATCGTTATGTTATGGCATTAGAAGAAGATGATGAGAATCCAGAATTAGAAGTGTTGGAAACAGAAGCAGACCACATTATTAATTCTTGTAGAGCACAAGGTCAAAAGTTTTCTATTATAACTCCTGATGATCTTATTATACCACCCGATATAGTAATTAAAGAATGATTGTTTTTGAAAAAGTTCGTTGGAAGAACTTCCTCTCTACAGGAAATGTCTTCTCAGAGATAGATTTGCAGCGTTCTAGAACGAATTTAATTGTAGGACATAATGGATCTGGTAAGTCAACCATCTTAGATGCGTTGACATTTTCTCTCTTTGGGAAACCATTTAGAAAAATTAGTAAGAGTATGTTAATTAATAGTGTCAATGAAAAAGACACTATGGTTGAGATAGAGTTTAGTATTGGAAAAAATAATTATCATGTTATTCGTGGTATCAAACCTAATAAGTTTGTGATATATTGCAATGGTCAACCGTGGGATGAGGACGCTAAGACAGTAGATCAACAGAAAAATTTAGAACAGAATGTATTGAAGATGAACTTCAAATCATTTACACAGATTGTAGTGTTAGGATCTAGTACCTTTGTTCCTTTTATGCGTTTACCTGGTCAACAACGTAGAGAAATCATTGAAGATATACTAGACATTCAAGTTTTTTCTGTGATGAATAGTAGATTGAAGGATAAGATCAGAGAGAATAATGAAGAGATAAAAGATTTAGATTATCAACTACACCTTCTAGATGAAAAAATAGAACTTCAGAAGAAGTATATGTTGGAATTAAAAAAGAAAACAGAAGCAGAGATTGATAAAAAGAAAGAAAAGATTAAGGAATATTCTGAAGAAGAAGGAAATTCTTTAGAAAAAGTTCGGGATCTTACAGATGAAATTACAACTCTATCAGCAGAAATGGAAGAGTATTCTAAGAGTTCTAGTAAGTTAAAGAAATTAAATACATTTCTTATTAGGTTGAATACAAAATTATCTTCTTGTAAAAAGGAACATGAGTTCTTTGAGGATAATCATATATGTCCTACATGCACTCAAGATTTATCTGATGAGTTCAGAGCAGATAAGATAGAGGAAGGAAAGACAAAGCTTGATGAAATGAATATAGGTTATGAAGAACTACAAACTGCAATTAAAGAAGAAGAGGAAAGAAGTGAAAAATTTATAGAATTATCACAAGATGTTAATAGTAAGAACACTACCATAACAAATATAAATTATCAATTGATGAGCATCAGAAATAATATTGATGAGATTGATAAGGAAATTAAAGAGTTGGAAGGATCTACACCAGATAAAAAAGCAGAGTTTATTAAGTTAGAAGAGTTTCTAGTAGAGAAGAAAGAGACTAAGAAAATCTATACTACTAGTAAGAAAGATCGTGATGTGTTACAGGTGGCTACAACCCTCTTGAAAGATAGTGGTATAAAAACTAGAATTATTAAAACTTATCTCCCTACTATGAACAAACTGATTAATCAGTTCTTACAGAGTATGGATTTTTATGTCAATTTTGCACTCAATGAGAACTTTGAAGAAACTATCAAGTCTAGATACCGTGATGTATTTACATATGAATCGTTTAGCGAAGGTGAGAAAGCACGTATTGATATTGCTCTTCTTCTTACTTGGCGAAGTGTTGCCAAACTCAAGAACAGCGTTGACACTAACCTTCTTATACTAGATGAAATCTTTGATGGCTCGCTTGACCAGTCTGGCACTTCTGACCTTGGTTGGATCTTACGTAATTTTGATGATAGCACGAATGTATTTGTTATCTCACACAAAACTATTTTAGATGACAAGTTTGATCGCACCATTACTGTTAATAAGGATAAAAATTATTCTACTTTAGAGGAGACAGTTCACGAAGTGACACATGCACTGGTTGGCTAAGTAAATTTTTAGTGTATACTAAAGTATACCAATCAACAGATCAATGTCTCAGAAAGAAATTAAAGGAAATCTTGCAAGACTACTAGCAACAGAAAATCTAGTAGTGGAGCATCGTAACGTACCAACTGCACAGTTTGATGTAGAACGTAGAGTATTGACTTTACCTAACTGGGACAAAGCAAGTAACATTGTATATGACATGCTTGTAGGTCATGAGGTAGGACATGCATTGTTCACACCTAATGAAGATTGGACTAAGAAAGTTAAAGTACCACAATCATATGTAAATGTCGTTGAAGATGTTCGTATTGAGAAGTTGATGAAGCGTAAGTATCCTGGTATCCGCAAGAGTTTTGCTGGTGGATATGCTGAATTAAATGCATTAGATTTCTTTGAGGTTGCTAATGAAGATGTAAGTGAGTTTGCATTGATTGATCGTATCAACCTACACTACAAAGTTGGTGCTACTGCTCTTATTCCTTTTACAGAAGAAGAAAGAGTATTTGTAACACGTGCAGAAAACACAGAAACATTTGATGAGGTTCTAACTCTTGCTGATGACATTCGTAATTTTGTTAAAGCATCACAAGAAGAGCAAAAACAAGAATCAAATCAATCTTTAGATTTAGATATGAATTTTGATGGTCAAAATAATAGTGATTTTGATTCAGATTCAGAATCACAACAACCATCTAATAGTGATGCATCTAATGAAGAGATAGATGAAGAGTCTGATATAGATGACCCTAATTTTGACCTAAGTGATTTAGGTGGTTCAGAAGGTGGTGATCATTGGGAAGGTGAGACTCAAGAAAAATTTGATAAAAAAACAGAATCTTTATCTGATACACTCAACCACAGAAATATTAATTATGTTGAGATTCCTAAAACAGTTGACTTAAATAAAGTTATTGTTGATTGGAAAGTTGTTCATGATTGGATTGATAAAAATGCAGAAGAAGGTATTAAAGATACAGTAGCAAATCCTTGGGATACTAGAGCAACTTATGCAGACGTTGATAATAAGTATCAAGAGTTTCGTAATGAAAACAAGAAGGAAGTTTCTTATCTAGTTAAAGAGTTTGAGTGTAAGAAATCTGCTGATGCATATGCACGTACTTCAACTGCAAAAACAGGTGTTCTTGATACTTCTAAACTTCACACATATAAACATAGTGAAGATTTATTCAAAAGAATAAGTGTTATACCTGATGGTAAAAACCACGGTATGATTTTCATTCTTGATTGGTCTGGTTCTATGCAGTATGAAATTCTTGCTACTGCAAAACAACTACTTAATCTAACTGCATTTTGTAAGAAAGTACAAATTCCTTTTGAAGTGTATGCATTTACTAACGAATGGCAGAGAGCATTACGTGTAATGAGTAACGAACCAGACTCAGGATATGGATATTATTCTTCTTACACTAGAACTTATGAAGGTCTAGAGAAAGATACAATCTATATTAATGAAAAGGAATTTCATTTACTTAATTTTATTTCTTCTCGTTCTAATCCAAAAGATTATGAGAGACAATGTAAAAATTTCTTTAGAGAAGCATATGCTTTTACACATAGAAATACTACATATCATTACACTACAGGATTAGAGTTATCTGGAACTCCATTGAATGAAGCAATCGTTATGCTTAACTATATTATTCCTAGTTTCAAAAGACAAAATGATCTTCAAAGAGTGAATGTTTGTGTTCTAACTGATGGAGAATCAAACGGTATTAGTTATGGTGCTGCTTATGAGTATGATGAAGATGAACAAACAAAGTCAATACGTCCTCGCACTGTTGATTATGGTAATGTTGCATTACGTGATCGTAAAACAGGTGTAGTTTATCCTACAATGGGTTACCATGAAGCAACTGTAACATTCATTCAGCAAGTACGTGACAGATTTCCAGAAGTAAATGTTCTTGGATTCCGTATCTTACCTGGTTCAAGATTATCTGAGTTCGTTGCTCGTTTTGGTACTTATGAAAAATATGAGGAAGTACAAAAACAATGGAGAAAAGAAAAGTCTGCTGTAGTTCCAGAACCAAAAGGATATAGTGCTCTCTATGCTATATCATCAAAAGATCTTGAGAATGATAATCAATTTGAAGTTAAAGAAGGTGCTAAAAAAGGTGACATTACTAGAGCATTCAAAAAAATGCTTAAGAATAAATCCACTAACAAGAAACTACTTAACTCATTTGTTTCACACGTGGCATAACCAGTTGGGAAAGTGGCACACTACTTTCCCATTCACTTATACCATGAACTATACTTTATATTATACACAACAAATCAGATGCCTTTCCAATCCAAATTTACTAACGAAGAATTAGTCACATTTCTAACAACAGACGAAGAAGTTGTTACCAGTGAAAATGTCAAAGATGCTGCTGCACATTTTGGAGTGAAAGTGCAGAGCGTTGCTAAAAGAATTAACAAACTTCCACAGTTCAAAAAAGTTACACGTGGCAAGTGGAATTTATCTGTAGCAGAAAAACTTGAAAAGAATTTCAATGCACCTGCTGCACCTGTAACAGAACAGAATCTTGTACCAGATAAAGATCCAAACTATGTACCATTTGGAAACTTCTCTGATGTTAAAAAGATCATCAGTTCTAAGATGTTCTATCCTACATTCATTACTGGTTTATCTGGTAATGGTAAAACATTCTCTGTAGAACAAGCATGTGCTCAACTAGGTAGAGAACTCATTCGTGTAAACATTACCATTGAAACAGATGAAGATGATCTCATCGGTGGTTTCCGTCTTGTTAACGGTGCAACCGTCTGGCATGACGGACCAGTTATTCAAGCTCTCAACAGAGGAGCTATATTGCTCCTTGACGAAGTTGACCTTGCCAGTAACAAAATCCTCTGTCTCCAATCAATCCTTGAAGGTAAAGGAGTTTTCCTTAAAAAGGTTGGAAGATTCGTCAAACCTGCAAACGGATTCAACATCTTTGCCACAGCAAATACTAAAGGTAAAGGTTCAGATGACGGACGTTTTATTGGAACTAACGTGCTCAACGAAGCATTCCTTGAAAGATTCGCTTTGACTTTTGAGCAAGATTATCCAACTCCTAAGACAGAGCAAAAAATTCTTGAGAAGGTTGCTATTAATTATGGTGTCCTTGACAAAGATTTCTGTGAGAATCTTGCTAACTGGGCAGACATCATTCGTAAGACATTCAATGATGGTGGTATTGACGAGGTTATCAGTACACGTAGACTTGTACACATCATTCGTGCATTTGCAATCTGGCAAGATCGTATGAAAGCAATCAAGGTATGTGTCAATCGTTTTGATGACGAAACAAAACAATCATTCTTAGAATTATATGATAAGATTGATGCAGACGTTACAACGGAGGAGTCTAGTGATCAGTAAAGGAGATTGTAGATTTATTGGCAGCATCATATCCCTTGAGGAGGGTGCTGCCAGAGTCCAAAAAGTTGATAATGATAAAATTATTGTAATGGGACTTGACGGAATTCCTAAAGAGTGCTATTATGGTGATATTCAATATGTATGGACACCGTGAAATACAATGAAGATGAACTCCTTAAAGAAGTTTCGGAGTACATCTCTAACACTTACACAGGTCATTACTCTGCTGGTAACGTGCAGACTCTTGACCTAATAGATGCATGTGGTGACGCTGAAGCATTCTGTAGAAGTAATGTTCTTAAGTATGCATCACGTTACGACAGAAAAGGATCAGCACGTAAGGATATTATTAAAATTATTCATTATGGTATCTTGCTTCTTAGTTTTAACGATAAGCGAGAAAGATCAAATCGTATACAAGCAGATACACCATCTGCATTCTCAGTTGATTATGACAAGTAAATGACAGTAACATTATCTAGAACTACATTAGATGTTCTTAAGAATTATGCAACGATTAATTCTTCAATTGTTTTTAGAAAGGGTAATACCTTACGTACAATTTCAAACGCAGAGAATATTCTCTCTCAGTTCACTAGTGAAGAAATATTTCCTGTGGACTTCGCAATATATGATCTCAGTCAGTTTCTTTCTGGTATCACTTTGTTTGACAATCCTAAACTGGACTTCACCTCTGACGACTTTGTTCGTATTGCTGGTGCTGGTAGGTCTGTCAAGTACTATTTTTCTGACCCTGAGATCACCCTTAAGTCAGCACCAGAAAAGAATGTAAACTTTCCAGGTGCAGATATACAATTTAATATTACAGGTGCTGATTTAATTGCATTACAAAAAGCATCTGCTGTGTATAGTCTTCCTGATATGTCATTCCAATCTAAGGATGGTAAGGTTCAGTTAGTTCTTAAAGATAAAGAGAACGATACTAGTAATACTTACAAGCAAGACATTGTTGGTGAATGTACAGGTGACTATTCATTAGATCTTAAGATTGAGAATATTAGATTGTTACCAGGTGATTATAATGTTAAGGTATCTAAGGCACTAATTTCAGAATGGAATAATACTACATTAGATCTCACTTATTATATTGCATTAGAACCATGACCCATCATACAAGAGTTGTTCAGATATCCTTTACTTCAAAGGAACAAGACCTTCTGAAGATTCTTGATGAGTTAGTAAAGTATGATCTTGCTCCTAATAGATCAGCATGGTTCAAGAATCAAATTCGTATGAGATATTACGATCTAAGAGAAAAAGGTATTATTACACAAAGTGATGAAGAATGATTTTTTATGGGTAGAACGATATCGTCCTACCATTGTTGAAGATTGTATTTTACCTGACAGTATTAAGAATGTATTCAAGGGTTTTGTTTCTCAGAAAGAGATTCCAAACCTTTTACTATCTGGATCTGCTGGTGTAGGTAAAACTACAATTGCTAAAGCTTTATGTGATGAGATAGGTGCTTCATACATCATGATCAATGGATCTGATGAGGGTAGATTTCTTGATACTGTTAGAAACAGGATTAGGACATTTGCATCAACCGTCTCACTCACCTCTGGAGCGTCCCACAAGGTCGTAATTATAGATGAAGCAGACAATACAACCAACGATGTTCAATTGTCTCTCAGGGCAGCGGTAGAAGAGTTTCATAGTAATTGTAGGTTTATATTCACTTGCAACTTTATTAATAAAATTATTGAACCGCTTCACTCTAGGTGTACTGTAGTTGATTTTCGTGTAAAGAATGGACAGTCTGTACAATTACAAGGTCAGTTCTTTGAACGACTTAGAACTATATTAAAAACTGAAAATGTTAAATTTGAAGATAAGGTTCTGGCTAAACTTATTAAGCGGTATTATCCTGATTGGAGGAGGCTTATTAATGAGTGTCAACGCTATGCTGCTAATGGAACCATTGACTCTGCTATTCTCGTTGATGTTGCTGACGTTAATCTTGATACTCTTCTTTCGGCACTAGCAAAAAAAGAATTTACTACAGTTAAGTCTTGGGTAGTACAGCACATGGACAATGATCCTAGTAGTGTGATGAGAAAGATATATGATAGTTTGTATGGTGTATTAAAACCATCTTCTATACCAGAAGCAGTCCTTATCATGGCAAAGTATATGAGAGACATTACTATTGTCCCAGATCAAGAGATCAATATGCTTGCTTGCTTAACAGAAATTATGATGAGTTGCGAATTTCGGTAAACTATGCTAAATTATAGTATAGATACCGAGGTGGACAATGGAACTAAAAAGACCAAATCCTTACAATGCCAAGAACATTAAAGAGTCTAAAGACACCGCTAAGATATCCAGGAGGGAAGAGCAGAGCAGTACCAAAACTGTTGCAATACCTCCCAAACCTTTTCCAGGTAAAAGAGTTTCGTGAACCATTTCTAGGTGGTGGTTCAGTAGCATTAGAAATTACAAAAAGGTATCCTCACATTGACATATGGGTAAATGATTTATATGAACCTTTATATAATTTCTGGTGTGAACTACAACATCACGGTGAAGAACTTCAAGATGCTTTACTGGGAATTAAAAGTATCTACTGCAATCCAGACGCAGCAAGATGCTTGTTTATATCATCAAAGGAGCAAATAAATGACAGTGATCTCTCAAACTTTGATCGTGCTGTGGCTTTTTATATTGTCAATAAGTGTAGCTTCAGTGGACTTACGGAGTCGTCATCATTCTCTGCACAAGCATCAGAATCCAATTTCTCAACAAATGGAATCTCCAGACTCACAGAGTATTCGGAGATCATTGAGAGATGGAAGATAACTAATATTTCATATGAAACTATGTTGTGTGATGATAAACACACATTCATATACTTAGACCCACCATATGACATCAAAGATAATCTATATGGTAAGAAGGGTGATATGCATAAAACATTTGATCACGACAAGTTTGCTGCTGACTGTGATCAACATACTTCTCCTATGTTAATATCTTATAACTCTGATCAGATTATCAGGGATCGTTTTTATGAGTGGACAGTTGGAGAATTTGCACACACTTACACCATGCGGTCTGTGGGATGCTATAATATAGATCAGGCAACAAGAAAAGAATTAGTACTTACAAACTATGAAATGCGAAGTTAAACTTTACGTAGCAGGTACAGTGTTTACAGAGACTGTACAAGCACGTGACTATCAAGAAGCAAGACAAGTAGCACTTGCTAGAAATCCAAATGCTAGAGTAATGGGTGTCAATGCATCCTTTAAGTAAATTTTGGGAGATCTGGAAGTATGCATTGGGTTCGTTCTCTGATGAGAAAACGAAAGAGTATGATAATACAGTACTCATTATACGATCTGTTATCTTTCTTACTTATCTCATCACTAATTGTTTTATTATTAGCGGAGTAATTCGCCACTGGAATAATGTACCAACTAAAAGATTACCTGTACAGCATCAATCAATCCAAAAAGAATATATTAGATGATGATCCAAATGCTGCTAGAAAGTATCCTGCGTATGTAGTGAATAGATGTTTATCATCCTTCACTGACACTGTGTTGTATGCTAATGAAATGAATAAGAACTCGCATCTATCTAACAAGATGCAATATGACTTTTTTCTAAATAGTGTTAAACCAAGGAAAAGATTTTCTCCTTGGACTAGGAAAGATTCTATTGATTATCTTGATATAGTTAAAGAGTATTATGGTTATAATGATGATAAAGCTCTCCAAGCACTCAGGATTCTCACCAAGGATCAACTAGATAAAATATCATATCTATTGAGAAAAGGTGGTAACAATGGCAAGCGAGATTGAGGTTTCTTGGAAACAATCTGACATGGTAGAGGTAACTCTAAGTGAACCAGATGATTTTCTTAAAGTACGAGAGACATTAACTAGAATAGGAGTTGCTTCTAGAAAAGAAAAAAAGATATATCAATCTTGTCATATACTTCACAAGCAAGGTAAGTATTATATCGTACACTTCAAAGAATTATTTGCATTGGATGGTAAGAATACTAATTTTTCTAGTAATGATCTTCAAAGAAGAAATAGGATAGCAAAATTGTTATCTGATTGGGGATTGATTAGTATTGTTAATGAGAGTCAAGTAGAAGATCTTGCTCCATTAAATCAAATCAAAGTGTTAAGTTTTAAAGATAAAGGTGACTGGACGCTAGAAAGCAAGTATAATATTGGTAGGAAAAAGCAAGAGGATTAATGGAAAATCACCCTACTAGGGTTCATTATGATAATCCAAAAATGTATAGATGGACGAGTTGGGATGCTAACACACCTTTCGCTCCATCTTTTGATGTACCAGTTTATATTGATAACTGTGGTAATTCAATTACAAAAGATTTAATTAAATTATGTGAACAATATAAATTTTCTAGAGATAATTGGATAGAATATAATATATTCTCTATGACTGATTTTGTAATTGGTCTTCTTTCAGATAGAATCTATCAAGTATATACAGATTACATGGTAGAATTAAAAGAAGAACCATTATCAAAAGATAAATTATGGATTCGTGGGTGGGGTGTAACATTAAATGCCGATGAAGGTATAGATCATCATTCACATGCGTTTCATGAAAATACTTATCTAAGTGGTAACATTTCTTTGTCCGATTTAAATACTTCAACTGATTATTTTTTTCCATACTTAGGATGGTATTTTGATTACTGGAAAGTAAAAAATAAATTAGGTAATATATCTTTGTTTCCCTCTTGGTTAGAACATAAAGTTGATCCTAATACTACAGGACATGTACGGTTCTCACTAGCATTTGATATGTTTACAGAACATACCATAGATTATATTAGCAATAACCGTAATGATTCTTCGGTACTCCAGAAAATTATTACGTTGGCAAAACGTATGGATCATGTTTAAATAGTAGTGTGATGCCTTTAGGGTCACATAAACTACACGTCGCTTTTAGGAGGACACAAAAATGGTCACATTTGACTGGGAAACCTATACCCCATACATGTTAGGATTTGAAAATGATATCAAAAGACTCACCAGACTACAAGCTTTATCAGCAGGTGGAACAAATTACCCACCTTACAACATTGCTACAGGATCTAATAACAGAACCATTCTGGAAGTCGCTCTTGCTGGATTTTCAAGAAAAGATATTGAAGTCTCAACAGAAGAAGGAGTACTAACAGTATCAGCATCACCAGATACAGAAGTAGATAAAGTATATTCTCATAAAGGAATTGCTACTAGATCTTTCAGTAAGAATTGGCAATTAGGAGATGATGTTGAAGTTGAGTCTGTAGATTATAAAGATGGATTACTTACAGTGGTACTAGAAAAATTTGTACCAGAAGAGAAAAAGAAAAGGATCTGGTTTTCAGAGAAAAAGGAATCTCTGGAAGGATCTAAATAAAATATATGGGAGGACTTGACATCCTCCCTTTTTATTGCTATAATTTTAGAAAAGAGAATTTAGATATGACTCAGACACCTCAACAAGAGACACCTACACAGATTGAACATAACATTCGTGTAGTTCATGTTATTACAGGTGAACATATTATATGTAATTTTGGACAAATAAGAGAAGAGGTTGATGGAGAACAAAAATTTGTTGCATATCAACTTTTATATCCATTATCATTGTCCTTAACAGAAGGAGAAGAGGGACAATTCAATGTAACTTATCGCAGATGGAATCCTTATACACCATTTGAAGATCATAGAATTAATCCTACTTCAGTTATTGCAGCAATGCCACCTGCTGAAGACATTCTTCAAAACTATATTGGTAAACTAGCAGAAGCAAAGATTGATTTGTCCTTCTTACCAAACAACGGAAAAGATATTTTAGGAACTACAGATGGAGAACCAACCCAAGAACCTACAAGTGCTGCTACTGAAGGACCAGTGGTTGCTAGCCAAGGTTGAGGAAATTGAGGGAGTAGAATTTGGTGATCCAGATTGTATCCTCATAGAACCGTTGGCAATTAATGGAACAACTGTTACAGATTGGATACCATTTGCTGACACAAAAGAGATAGTTATCAGATCTTCTGATATACTAACCTTTATGGAACCAGGCAAAGATTTACTTGCCAGTTATTATAGTTACAAACCAATTGAGCCTGAAATACTTACAGAATGAAGTTTTACACTAATGTTGAACAGGCAGGTAACCGCCTTTTAGTACGAGGGTACGAAGGCGGTTCTCCTTTTTCCTATAGGGTTTCTTTTAACCCTACACTTTATGTTGCCAGTAAAAATTATTCTGATTGGAAAACTCTTGAAGGTGATTGTGTTGAACCCCTAAAATTAGGGTCTATAAACGATGCTAAAGAATTTATTAAGAAATACAGAGAGGTTGATGACTTTGATATCTATGGTAATACTAGGTATCTTTATCAGTATATTGTGGAACAACATCCAGAGGATGAGATCAGATATGATACTTCAAAAATTCGTATCTTTAATATAGATATTGAAACTGCTGCTGAGAATGGGTTCCCCAACATAGAATTAGCAGATCAAGAAATACTAGCGATCAGTATTAAAGACTCTTATACTGGTCGTATCATTGTCTTTGGTGCTAGACCATTTGACAATAAAGATTCTGAAGTAGATTATATGCACTTTAGAACTGAAGAGTCTATGTTATCTGCATTTCTGGAATTTTGGAATGAGAATTACCCTGATGTTGTTACGGGTTGGAACGTACAGCTTTTTGATATTCCCTATATCGCTCGCCGTATTGATAGGATACTCGGTGAGAAGGCTGCTAAGACCCTTAGCCCGTGGAAGCTTATATCTTCTAGAGAAATTTTTATCAAAGGACGTAGACAAATCGCCTACGATCTACCAGGAATTTCTACGTTGGATTACCTTGAATTATACAGGAAATTTACTTATACAAACCAAGAAAGCTATCGCCTTGATCACATCTGTATGGTTGAACTTGGAGAAAGAAAGTTAGATCACTCTGAGTTTGATACATTCAAAGAGTTCTATGAAAAAGATTGGCAAAAGTTTATTGAGTATAACAT